TGGAAGGCGAAGTCACGGGTCATGACCGACCGCGCACCAGAGCGGGCGAGCAAGGACACGCCACCGGGAACGGCGCTGAAGGCGCACCACCGGTTCTGGAAACGGATGGTCGACTGGTACGGGAAGCTGTGGCTGGTGCAGACGGGCGAGTGGCCAACGGCCGAATGGATCCGCCTGCTGAACCTCTGGGGCAACGACAACGGCACCTGGCGCGAGCTCGAGAAGCTCTTCGAGGCCATGACGCTCGATCGGCCGCTGAAGCCCCCGATGCTCGGCGAGATCGAGGCGATTTTCCGCACGGTGAAAGCCGCCGGCGCGAAGCCGTACGACGAACCTCTGGCGCGTGCGTACTGGTTCAACCTGGTGCGCAGCGAGATGTTCGCGATCGCGCGGCTCTACGGCCTCGGCGCGTTCGGCATGACGAAGATCAGCGAGATCACGATCGAGGGCCAGCACCAGCAATCGGTGTACCTGCGCGATCGGCTGGTCAAGCTCTGCGACGAGCTCGTCCAGAACGCGATCGCCGGCGAGAAGGCGTACCCACCGAAGCCGCGCAAGGTCCTCGAGGCGATCATGCACGACGCCGTCGTCGCCGAGTTCAAACCATACGCACCCGAGCCGTTGTCCAGGCGGCCGCGCACCGAGGAAGTCGCGTGAATGCGCTACGCGAACCTGGACGAACTACCCACAAGCCTGCGCCAGCCCGCAGCTGCGGAGCTCGAGCGGCAGGGCGTTGCGCTGGCGCCTGGCGCGAAGGCCGGCAAGTACCGCAATCAGCGGGTCGCTGTCGGCGACGAGATCTTCGACAGCAAGCTGGAAGCCGATGGCTGGCGGGCGCAGCTGAGGCGCATGGAATCGGGCGAGGCCCGGCTGGTGTTGCGCCAGGTGTCATTCCCGCTGCCAGGCGCCGTGCGCTATCGGTGCGATTACTTCGTCTGTCTCACGGCGGGCGGCTTCGAAGTCATCGACGCAAAGGGTGTGCTCACCAAGGAATTCGTGATCAAGGCGAAGCAGATGCTGGCGGTCCACGGCATCGACATCCTCCTGTGGACACGCCGCGGCACCAAACCATTCTCGAAGCGGAGGGCATGACCATGGGCCTGAAGTTAGTCGGTGGAACGGACACGGGCGAAGGCGAGGGTGGCCGCGGAGTTCGGGCGAAGCGCCAGCCGGAACACCGCATCCTGACGGACGCCGAGCGCCAGGCGATCAATCGCGCATTCGAACGCCACGTCGACGAGTCGCGAGTCGACGCGCTGTACAACAACGTAACCTGGAAGCGCGCGGCATTTTTCTTCGCCGGCGTCGCCCTGGTCGCGCTGGTGCTGCTGTTCTGGCTGGCGATGGAAGTCTCACGATGAACGCGCAACGAACGCCGGCGCCGGAGATCTGGCTCGCCATCGGCTGGGGAGAGGGTAGCGCTGACATGCGCGTCGTGCGCAACGATGCCGAGATGGTTCAGTGGCTTTGGGAAACATGCGGCCCGAGCGACCACAACTCGGAAGCGCAGGACCGCGCTTCCTGGGCGGAATACGTAGCCGACGAGGACAACTGGACCCACCTGCAGCAGGATGTCCGGCGCTGGCGCTGCACTTTCGAAGTAGGCGAGACCGGGCATATCGAATTAATCCGCCTGCTCGATGACGTGGCCAGGCTGCACGACTCGCTGCTCGAGGCCTGCGATGCAGCCATGCAGTGCATCGGCGAACTCCCACCGACTCAGGCCCGGGTCGAAGTGGCGCAGCTGCTGCAGGCGGCGATCGCCGCGGCGAAGGGTCAGCCAGGATGAACGCAGCCAGGGAGCGGGTCGAGCGGGACTGCCAGCTGCGGGAGCGGCTGCACCGGTTCAAACAGCTGTACTGGTGGCTCGAGTACTGGGGAGACTGGCTCGGGCCCGCTGGCGATCGCTCGATGCCGGAGTTCGAGTTGAGCCCGCTCGGCAAGGCGATGAAGCGGGGAAAGGACTACATCGCCGCCACAGGCGAGCGGGATCAGTGGAACGATGATCTGCAGAAGCTCGAGAACAGTCTCGGGCACCTCAAGGTGCGCGAAAGCGCAGAGAAATTATCGGGTTACCTCGCGCTCTACCTCCTGCACAACCGCAAGTGGTCGCTGAATCAAATCGAGATGGAATTTCGCTGGCGGCTGCTGAAAGCGGAGCGGAACACGCAGCCGATTTTCCGCACCACGGTGAACTGGCGCACCGTCGACAACAAGCTCTGGTACGCGTATTCGTACATCGAAGCCGGCCTCGATCACATCGCGCCAGGCCTCTTGCAGCGCCCGGCGCCGTTCTGGGAATAGTGGGTCGACGCCGACGCCGCGTAGGAAATTGTTGACAGAGTAAGCGTGGAAAAAATACCCTCCGGCCGTCTAGGTTGAAAAGTCGCGTCCAAAAACCGGACGCACTGACGATTAGACTCCCCCAAACGACCCGCCACCGGCGGGTTTTTCATTTCCGGCCAGCTACTAGCTAGTCAGTGCTCACGCGCTGGCGCGGGCCTTTTCGTGCCCGCGTTTGACCGGTTTTTATTCAGGAGCATTGTTTGAAGGCACTCGGGTTCGCTCGCAATTTCGCGTGCCTAATGGTGCTAGTAGCGCTCGGCCATGCTGCCGGCGTTGTCACGCAGACCAGCCGCAAGTTCTCGCCGTCGGGCGGCGGATCTCCGCCGGCCGGGTGCGAGTTCTACATCGGGCCGTCGGGCAGCAATTCGAACGACGGACTGACCACGGGCACGCCGTGGCGGATCGACGGGCTCAACTCGAAGGGCGGAACGTACGGCGGCACGGTCGTTTGCCTGCTCGATGGTACGTACGACCTGACAAACGTTGGCGGCACGAACCTGATGGACGCCGCGGGCGCGAGCTACTCGGCCGCCGCGGTGACGGTTGCGGGCGGAACTTCAGGCGACCCGACCGTGCTCCGCGCTGTGAACCCACGCCAGGCGATCCTCGACGGAAAAGGATCGTCCGGGTTTTACGGCGGATACTCCGGATCCGGGCACGCCCAGCGGGCGCTGATGCGCGTGACGCAGGCGCACGTCACCATCGACGGCATCAAGTTCACCGGCGCCGCAACCGGCTACCTGAAGATGGGGATCTTCAACGACGTGCCGGGCGCCTGGGGCACGATCCAAGGCTGGACGGTCCAGAACAACTGGTTCGACGACCAGGTGTGCCAATTCCCCGACGGCTACATCGACAACTGCTATTCGCTCGAGATCCAGAATTCACTGGACGCGGTCGCCCGCAACAACAAGTTCACGAACAGCCGTGGCCGCTCGACGACGAGTGACGACCATATGTCGGCGATTTTAGTGTGGCTCGCGAGCGGCACAGTTCTCGAATACAACACCGCGATCGGCTCGTCGGACTTCTACGGCAAGGAGTATTACAACCACGGCACGATCATCCGCTACAACTACATCGCGCCTAACAAGAACGACGGCAACGGCGTTTTCGACTTCAACGGCGGAAACAAGTCAACCTATACCGGGCAAACGCGGCCGACCGAGGTCTACAACAACGTCATAGTGGCTGCGGCCACCGGAATCTTGCTGATGTCGACGAACGGGAGCGGCACGACGCGCTTCCCGTGGGTAACGCCGGTCAAGGTCTACAACAATACGATCGTCGTGACCGCGACGACGAACCCGCATTTCTACGTGTGCCTCGACAGCACGATGAACGGGCAGCTCGAGTACTACAACAACATTTACGCGGGCACATTCAGCGTCGACCGCAAGGCGGTTTCTCTGAACGCGTTGAGCCTTGGCAAGAGCGGATACAACGTGATGCCGAACTCCGGCTCACGCTGGCGCCTGGTGTCAGACGCGAACTGCGGGCCGGACAACGGTCCCGGCGACTACACCGCGATCGGTACCTACCGCACCGCTGTGCAGACGCAGGGCGGCCTTTCGTCCTCACTGGTCGAGGTCGGCACGACCGAGACCGCGCAGGGCACCTCGTCGCTGTTCACGCTCACCGGCACCGACGCTGCGCAATACCAGCTCAAGGCGGGCAGCGCCGCGATCAACGCGGGGCGCAGTGACGGCACGAGTGGTGGCTCGGTCGTCGACGCGGGTGCATGGGGCAACCTGCCCGTAGGTGTTACGCGCATCGGCACCGATTTCTAGGAGACTCATGAGAAAGCTACTTCTGGCGCTGCTCGTTGCAGCGTCGCTGGTGCCGTGCGCCTCGAATGCGGCCATCGGCGTGCTCGGGACGCCTGCAAACCAGAACGACAACACGAGTTACACGGCGGTCGCCGGCAGCAACCGCGTAGTCGTGACGACCGCCTGGTCACGCCGGACGGGCGCGACGAGCCTGAACAACGTCGTCTGGAACTCGATTACCAGATCGCCGGAGACCACCGGTAACGACGCGGCGGGCAACGACCGCAGCGGCACCGGTATTGCGATCTTCAAGGAATCGGAGATCGGCGGCGCGTCCAACATGAACCTGGTGTGGGTGACGGATTCACCGGCTTCTGCAGGCCAGATGCCCATCACTGTAGGCGACGTCGACCAGACGACCACGGTGCGCAGCTCCGCGAGCGCCAACGACGTCACGACCGGCAACCCGACGACCGCGGTCATCACGATATCGGCAACCGCCGGCGATCAGATCCTCTGCGTGTACGTGAACCGCAACGGCGCCACCTACACCGTGAACAACGGCTTCACCTCGCTCGGCACCGGGACCAACGGTGACGGCGGTCGGTACCTCTACCTTTCGAAGATCGCGGCTGGCTCGAATGACAACTGCAGCGTGACGCAGAACGTTTCCGACGCTTGGCAGGGATCCGCCGTGGTCCTGGTTCCGTTCAGTGGCGGTGGTGGCGGCACCATCATCAACCCGCTCGCCGGCGGTGGCGGAGCTGCAGCTCGCCCGGTGACCTTCAACTGGATGCCGGCTGCCAATGACGATGAATTCCTTCTGAGGGCAAATCAATGAATCGCACGAAACTTCTGGCCAGCGCGGCCCTCCTGGGCGTCGTCGCATCGTCCGCCTTCGCCGGCAACTACGTCGGGGACTACGCGCCAGGCGACACCGTCGACTGCAACTTTGGAACGGTGCGGCCGTCGACGGGCGCGAGCTTCACGCTCGCAGGATCGCCTGCGATCTCGGCGTACAAGGACAACGGCACCACCGAGAGCACGACAGGGATTACGCTCACCGCGGACTTTGACTCCCGCACGGGTTTGAACCACGTCCGGGTGACAACCGGATCCGACGGCACCTTCTACAGCGCCGGCGCCTTCGTCGAGCTCGTGATCACCACCGGCACCGTCGACAGCGTGTCGGTCGTGGGTCAGCCGGTGTGCTCGTTCTCGCTCACGAAGACCTCGCCCCTGCGTCCAACCACCGCAGGCCGGACGCTGGACGTGGCCACGACCGGTGAAGCCGGCCTCGACATCACGAACATCATCACCTGCACGGGCGCGGTCCCGGCGCTCGGCATCATCGATTGCGGTACCGCGCAGGCGGTCACCGGCACGACCCTGCAGCTGCGCAGCGCGGCCAACTTCGATGCGGACAGTGAAATCGTTGGCGCGACCTGCGTCATCGGCAGCGCAACGACCGGCGCCGGCCAGGCGCGCAGCGTCACCGCGTATACGAACAGCACCGACACGGCCACGGTCGCCACCTGGACGACCACGCCGACGGGGACCATCACGTACGTATGCTTCGGCACGGCCGCCGGCGGCACAGCCGCTGACGTCTGGGCGAACGCCACGCGCACGCTGACCGCTGCGACCAACATCACCAGCACCGGCGGCACGATCCCCATCACATCGAGCCGTGTCGACGCGAGCGTCGGCGCCTACCAGTCCGGCCTCACACCCCTGCAGCCAACGGTCTCCGGCCGCACGCTCGATGTATCGTCGACCGGCGAGGCCGGGATCGACATGGCTAACGTCGGCAGTCCCTCGAGCGTCGTGACGCTCTCCAATACGACGGTGGGCGCAGTATCGGGCAGCGTGGGCGCCGTCGGTGCTGGCGGAATCAACGCCGCGAGCCTGGCAACCGACACGATCACGGCATCGAAGCTTGCGGCCGATGTGACGACAGAGCTTCAAACCGGACTTGCCACTGCCAGTTCGCTCTCGACCGTCGGCGGTAACGTGATCAGCCTGCAGGCGGCGGTCGCCGCCCTGAACAACCTCTCGGCCACCCAGGTGCGCGACATCGTCATCGAGGACCAGGGTGGGGGCGGTATCACGCTTGGCTGCGCAATCGCCGCGATCACGGCGTACGTGGGCGGTGATCTCACTACCAGCGCAGGCAGCTCAACCTATAAGGACGCAAGCGGTAGCGAGAATCGCATCACCGGTATCGTGAGTTCCCCTGGCAACCGCCTCGGGACGATTGTCTGCCCGACGTATCCGTAAGAGGGCGCCATGCCCGAAGAATTCCAACCACCTGGATCCGGTGAAGCCGACTGGCAACCAGAAGGGTGGCAACCGGATAGTGCTAGCGGCGGTGGTGGTGGAGACACCACTCCGGATCCGTTCAACTTCGTTTCGCAGACCGGAGTACCCCTCAGCACGCCGATCATCTCGGCGCCGCTGACGCCGGCCGGCTTCGACACGACGACGACCATCAGCGCGCCCGATGGTCTCGAATACAGCCTCGACGGCGGCGCCTATACGACGCTGGACGGGTCGATCGATCCGGGCCAGTCCGTTACTGTTCGCAGCCTCTCGAGCGCCCTGAATTCGACTCCGGTCACGCGCACACTCATCATAGGCGGCGTCTCCGGCACGTTCACGATTACGACGCTGGCAGCATCCTCTGAAGTAGGGGCGCGTCTCCGGATTCGTGTGGGCTCCAATCAAGTGGTGCTCATCGACGCCGAGGATCACATCGAGGTCACGCTCGACTGGCAGGACCAGCTCGTCGAGAACGTAACGCTCGTCAGCGTCTCGCATACGCCGCCGTCCTCGCTCACAAAAGAGGACGAGCAGACCAATTCGGACACTGGTGAATCAGTCGTCAAGGTTGCGGGCGCAACCCATTGTGGGGTCTATCAGATTAGTGCCAGAGCAACCCTATCGAATGGCGAGACTGTTTCTCGGTCGGTTGTGCTGCGCGGCTTCAACCTGTGAGCTTATGCCGAAGGCGGCGCCGCATCCTTGCTGCCACCCTGGCTGCAATCGCCTGACTGGCGAGCGCTTCTGTCCGCGGCACGTACGCAGCGTGAAGCGTGAGGTCGATCGTAGGCGGGGAACAGCAGCTGCGCGCGGTTACGACAGGCAATGGCAGCGCCTTCGCCTGGCATATCTCGCCGAGCATCCGCTGTGCGAGTGCGATGAATGCAAGGCTGGGAAGCTCAAGGTCACGGCCTCGGAGGTCGTCGACCACAAGCTCAGCATCAGGACGAACCCCGAGCTGCGGCTCGACTGGGACAACCTGAGAGCGATGTCCAAGCGTTGTCACGATCGACGCACTGCGAGAGAGCAGGGCTTCGGTCGATCATCACCGGCAACCCCGGGGGGTGGTCAAAAGTCCGGCTTCGGTCGTTGCTGACCGTCGCCCCAGTCAAATTCCCGTGTCTCCAAAATGGGACCGGCGTTATTTCTGAAAAGGAGCGTTAACTTGGCCCGGCCGCGGACTCCGTCCAACTTGCTCGAGTTTCGCGGGTCTTTTGACAAGCATCCGGAGCGCCGGCGGCAAGATCTGCCAGGTGTGGGAGCTTTCAACCCGCTCCCTCCGAAGAATCTGCAGCGCGAGCTCGTCCCGCTCTGGCGCGAAATCGTCGAGCAGATCAATCCAGTGGTGCTGACGGGCAGCGACTATCTATCTATCGAGACGATGGCGAAGCTCCTGCTGCAGTACAGACTGTCGGGCGACGTTTCGATCGCGAAGGAATTGCGGCAGTGGTTCGCGCAGTACGGCCTCACCGCAGTCGGCCGCACGAAAATTGCGCCACCGAAGGCGCCGGGCGGCGGTAACGCATTCGCAGACACGTGAAGGCGTCGCGCGATGCCGTAGCGCTCGGCGAGCGCTATGCGCGAGACGTGTTGGCGGGGAAGGTCCCGGCGTGCAAGTGGACGCGGCTCGCGTGTAGGCGACACCTCGACGACAAGAAGCGCTCGAAGTCGCGGACCTGGCCGTACAAGTTTGACGCTGACAGAGCGAACCGCGTGGCGCGGTGGCTCGGATTACTGCCGCACATCAAAGGCAAATGGGCGAGGCGCGATCCACGCAAGCCGAACGCGAATCGAATCGTCGCTGAGCCGTGGCAGTGTTTCGTACGGATCTCGCTGTACGGGTGGGTGCAGAAACGCACCAGCAAGCGAAGATTCCGGAAGGCCTCGATCTATCTGCCACGCAAGAACGGCAAGTCAACCGAGGCCGCCGGCATCGGTCACTGGATGGCGTGGAAGGACGACGAGCCGGGCGCGGAGGTCTATTCGGGCGCCACAACTGAACGGCAGGCCTGGGAAGTCTTCGGGCCGGCGCGGCTCATGGCATTGCGCGAGCCGGAAATGACGGAAGGCCTCGGCATCGAGGTCAACGCACAGTCGATGATCCGCGTGTCGGACGGATCGAAGTTCGAGCCTGTCATCGGCAAGCCAGGCGATGGCGCCTCGCCGCACTGCTCGATCACGGACGAGTATCACGAGCACGCGACCAGCGAGCAGTTCGACACGATGATCACCGGCATGGGTGCGCGCGAGCAGCCGCTCGCCCTGATCATCTCGACGGCTGGCGACAATCTCGCGGGCCCTTGTTACGACGACTGGCTGACGGTGAAGAAGATCCTCGAGCGGACCGTCGAGGACGAGACTCACTTCGGGATTATCTACGCGGCCGACGACGACGACGACTGGACGAGCGAAGAAGCACTGCGAAAGGCGAACCCGAACTACGGGGTGAGCGTCAGCGCAGAGTTTCTGCAACAGCAGCAGCGCGACGCGATCAACAACGCGCGCAAGCAGGGAACGTTCAAGACGAAGCATCTGAACATCTGGGTTCAGGCGCGCGACGCATACATCAACATGCAGCGATGGGGCGAGTGCCACGAGCCTGGCCTGTCGTTCGACCAAATGCGCGGGCAGCGGTGCCTGGTTGGAATGGACCTCGCAAGCAAGGTGGACCTTGCTGCGCTCGAACTCCTGTTCCCGCGGAGTGATGGCAGGTTTGCAAGGTTCGGTCGTTATTACCTGCCAGACGAAACCGTCCAGCAGCCGGAGAACGAGCATTACCGGGCCTGGGCGAAGCAAGGATGGTTGACCGTCACGGACGGCAACATCATCGATTTCACGAGAATCTTCGACGACCTCGTCGAACTCGCCAGCCAGGTCGAACTCGCCGAGATCGCGTATGACCCGGCGCAGGCGACGATGCTCGTGACCGAGCTGATGAACGAAGGCCTGACCTGCGTCGAGCTGCGGCCGACGGTGCTGAACTACTCCGAGCCAATGAAACAGATCGAGGCGCTCATTCGTGACCGAAAACTCAATCACAACGGGGATCCGGTCATGACCTGGGCAATGTCCAACGTCGTGGCAAAGGCGGATGCGAAGGACAACGTCTATCCGCGCAAGGAGCGTCCCGAGAAGAAGATCGACCCGTTCGTCGCGCTGTGCGCGGCGATGAATCGCGCCATGGTCGGCGAGCAGACCGGCGATCTCGTGGTGGTGCTGTAGTGAGCCTCTGGACGCGCCTGCGCGAAGCATTCCGCGGACCGAGCAACGAAGCGGTCGATCTCACCGGGCTTTCGCCGGCGGCTTTCGCCGCACTGTTTCAGCCGACCACCTGGGCGGGAATCAACGTCACGCCTGAGTCGGCGATGCGCGCGATCCCGGTGCAGGCCTGCACGTCGCTCATCGCCGGCGGTATCACATCGATGCCGCTTTCGTTCTTTCGCCGGGAGATTGTCGACGGCGCGTGGATCCGTACTCCCGCCGACGATCACGAGCTCTGGTGGCTGTTCAATGAACAGCCGAACGAGGATCAGACCTCTGCGTCGATGTGGGATGCGGTAATTCCGCGCCTGGCGCTTCGCGCCGAGGCCTTCGCGCGCATCGTGCGCGGCGCGAGTGGGCGATCGCAGAGGATCATCGAGATCGTCCCGCTCGACAATAAATGCGTGCAGCCGATGGTCGAATGGGACTCGACTCGCCGGCGCCGGCGCATCGTGAAGTACGTGGTCAACGACGAGGGCATGTATTACGGCGTCGACCCCTCCGACATGCTGCATTTTCGCAGCAAGCGTGCGCCGCAGGAGCCAACACAGTCGGCGATTCTGAATTCGTGCCGTGAAGCGATCGGCATCGTGCTGGCCATCGAGCAGTACTGCGGACGGATCTTCTCGAACGGCGGAACGCCGCGCCTGGCGCTGCAATACCCGGCGGGCACGAAGATCACTGACGCGCAGAAGGAAGAGATTCGCGCGAACTGGCCGAAGTTCTACGGCGGTGGCGAGAACCAGCATCTGCCGTTCATCGTCGGCTCCGGCGGCACGATTCAGAAAATTTCCTTCAGTGCCTCCGAGGCACAGATGCTCGAGGCGCGGAAGTTCCAGGTGATCGACATCGCGCGCGCCTTCGGCGTGCCACCGTTCATGATTGGCGAGAGCGAGAAACAGTCGTCCTGGGGTTCCGGCATCGAGCAGATGTCGCAGGGCTTCGTTCGATACACGCTCTCACCGTATATGACGGCGATCGAACAGGAGATCAATCGCAAGATCTTCATGCAGCAGACCTACGTCGTCGACTTCGACGAAGAGGCGCTGTCGCGCGGTGACATGAAGTCACTCGGCGAATGGTTCCGGCAGGCGATCGGCGGAAGCCAGGGACCGGGATTCATGGCGCCGAACGAGGTGCGCCGGCGCATCAACATGCCGCCGGTGAACGATGGAGACAGTCTCTATGACCCCGCGAAGACCGCTGCGGCCGCCGCTGCAGAGAATCCCGACAAGGCCCAAGAATCCGACGCCGGTGCGTCCGAGGTAGACGACAATGCGTGACCGAATCAGAGCGCTGCAGAACAAGGCCGGAGCTCCAGCCGCGCGTTTCGAAGTGAAGAATGACGCCGACTCGAAAGAGGCGACGATCTACCTTTACGACATCATCGACGCGTACTGGGGCGTCTCCGCCGTCGACTTCGTGAAGGAGATCTCGGGGATCTCCGCCGAGACAATTCATCTGCGGATCAACTCACCTGGTGGTGACGTCTTCGAGGCGCGCGCCATGGCCACGGCCTTGCGTGCACATAAGGCGAAGGTCGTCGCTCACATCGACGGACTCGCGGCCTCGAGCGCGTCCTGGCTGGCGCTGGCGGCCGACGAGGTCGAAATCTCGCAGGGCGCGTTCTACATGATCCACCGCAGCTGGTCGTTTGCCATGGGCAACGCAGCCGACCTGCGCAAAACCGCGGACCTGCTCGAGAAGGTCGACGGCGAGCTGATCGCCGAATACTCCCGCGAGTCCGGGAAGGACGTGGAGCAGGTCACCGCGTGGATCGATGCCGAGACCTGGTTCACTGCCGACGAGGCGGTCGAGCACGGCTTCGCCGATCGACTTGCACCCGCGGCGCCGAAGGACCAGGCGACGTGGGACGTCTCGGGCTTTGCTCATGCACCCAAGGATTTGCTCGACCGTCCGGCGAAGAACGCCGCGGCGGCTAACGAGGCGGAAGCCAGGCACGCACATCTCGTGCGCCGATTCCGTGCTCAGGAGCGACAGTTCGCGTAGCGATTCCCGCGAAGCGAGATCACGGCCGCCATTAGGCGGCCGTTTCATTTCCAACCGCCTTTAAGGAGGCATCATGTTGAACATGCGAAATCTGCGGGAGCAGCGCGACACCGTTGCGAAGCGCGTCCGCGACCTGCTCGACAAACACCCCGGCGCCCAGTGGGGCCCCGAGCAGCAAAAGGCCTACGACGCCGACATCGGTGAGCTCGACCGCGTCGACGCCGAGATCCGGCGCACGCAGCGCGTCCTCGATATCGATGCCGAGAAGAACTTCACCGACGCCATCGACACAGTCAACAAAGACCGCGCGCGCCGCGGCGTCGGCGAAGCGGACGTCTCGGCGATCATCGAGAACTGGGCCAATGCCTCGCCTGACAAGGGCGGCGCGCAGCTGGTGCGCGACACGCACTCGCTGTGGATCCGTGGCGGAGACCGCGCGTTTCCCGGCGAGCTGCAGATGAAGCTCGCGACGCACATCCGTAACACGATGTCGACCACGACCCCTGGCGAAGGTGGCTACACCGTCCCGTCGCTGGTGGCGAGCGAACTCGTCGACGCGTTGAAGGACTTCTCGGGCGTGCGAAACGTGGCCGAGATCATCAAGACCGCGGGCGGCAATCCGCTGAGCTATCCGACCTCGGACGGCACCGCGGAAGTCGGTGAGCTCATCGCGGAAAACACGACCGCAACCGGCGCGGATCCGTCGTTCAACACCGTGTCGCTGAACACGTTCAAGTACAGCTCGAAGATCATCGCGATCCCGTTCGAGCTGCTGCAGGACACCACCATCGACATGGAAGGGTTCCTGAAGCGTCGCATCGCGCAGCGCCTCGGTCGGATCACGAATCAGCATTTCACGACCGGCACGGGCACGGGTCAGCCGCGCGGCATCATCACGGGCGCCACCACCGGCAAAACCGGCACCACGGGCCAGACGCTGACGGTGATCTTCGACGACCTGGTCGACGTTGTGCGTTCGGTCGATGTGGCATATCGCCAGGGCGCCCGTTGCACGTGGATGATGCGCGACGCGTCGATGGGCGTGGTGAACAAGCTGAAGGACACGGCTGGTCGTCCGATCTTCATCCCGGGATGGGATGGTCTCGGCAAGACCTCGCCGGACACGATCCTCGGCTATCCGGTGCAGATCAACAACGACGTCGCGGCGATGGCGGCGAACGCGAAGTCGATCGCCTTCGGTGACATGAGTTACTACAAGGTCCGCGACGCGATGGAAATGACGCTCTTCCGGTTCACGGATTCGGCCTACGCCAAGCTCGGTCAGGTGGGTTTCCTCGCCTGGCAGCGCTCCGGCGGCAACCTGGTCGACACCGCGGCCGTGAAGCTCTACGTCAACAGCGCGACCTGATCTGCACTCGCGCAACGAACACCACCCGCCGCAAAGCGGGTGGTGTTCCAGATCTCCATTCACTCGAGTGGAGACCTGGAACACCACCGAACCCATGGAGCTCATATGGCCCTGAAGAAATACCGCGTGCTGCGCGACACGAGCCTTGACGGCAAGGATTACAAGGCCGATGCCGTTGTCCTGGTCGACGAGAAGGTCGGCGCCACGCAGAAGGCCGCAGGCGCATTCGACGACGACAAGGCCGCCGTCGAGCACGCAGAGAAGACGCTCGAATCGAAGGTCGTCACGCACAAGGCGCCCGTCGAGGAAAAGGGCATCGACGACAAGTCGGCCGGCGAGCAGACGAAGTAACGGCGCGCTGTGGCAAACATTCGACGCGTCACCGGTCCGGCTACCGAGCCGGTGACGCTCATCGAAGCCAAGTCGCACAGTCGATTCGACGACGCTGCGAGCGATGCTGATATCGCCGCCTACCTGATTGCCGCGCGCGAGTCGATCGAGCGCACGTGTTCGCTGGCGATGATCGAACAGGAATGGGACCTGCTCATCGACAATGCGTGGCCCTGTGTCGCATCGCGATACTCGTGCGGCGCTCCGCAGGAAATCGAGATCCCGCTCGCGCCGCTGCGGTCGATCACCTCGATCAGCTATGTCGATGCGGACGGCATAACGCAAATTTTGGCTGCCGACCAGTATCGACTGGTTCGCAGCGGGCTGTACAACAAGCGCGGCCTGGTCGTGCCGGTGTACGGCGTGAGTTGGCCGGCGGTTCGATACCAGCTCGAGGCAATCTCCGTGCGATTCAAGTCTGGCTTCGGAACAGAGCCCGGCGACGTTCATGAACCCGTACGCCAGGCCATCAAGCTGCTCGCCGCGCACTACTGCGAGAACCGCGAGCCGATCAACATCGGAAGCGCCGTCACACCGATCCCGCTCACCATCTCGAATCTGCTCGCTGACTACGTCGTCGGCGGATCTCCTGACGCGCTCGGGGGCGGCTGATGCGCGCCGGCCAGATGGACCGGCGGTTGACCCTCCGCCGGCGCAGCGTCGGCGCGAAGGATGCCAACGGATTCAGCGCTGAACCATTCGTCGAATACGACACGGTCTGGGCGAGGAAGGTCGAGATAGGCGGCCGCGAGTTTGTCCAGGCAGGTACGAAGGACGCGCAGCAGACCACTCGCTTCGAGATCCGCTGGCGCGACGACGTCGCCGCGACCGATCGCGTTACCTGCGAGGGAGTCGATTACCGGCTCACCGCGGCACCGTCAGAAATCGGCCGCCGGCGCGGCCTCTTGCTGTTTGCCGAGGCGATACGCAATGCCTGAAATCATCGGCATCTCTGGCCTGACCGAGCTCCGGCAGACACTTCTGAAGCTGCCAGAGTCGGTTCAGGGCAAGGCGTCGCAGAGCGCGCTGGCGAAGGCCGCGGCGCCCATTGTCAGAATGGCGAGGTCACTCGCACCACGTCGCGCAGAACGCGGGCTGGTAGGTCCGCTGCCCGGCCGGCAAGACGCACAGCCTGGACTGCTGAAGAAGTCGATCCGCGCATTCCGCAACCGAGGCAGCACGAAGACCTACGAGTCACGTTTCATCGGCGTGCGCGGAAAGGCCTGGTACTGGCGGTTCATCGAATTTGGTCGCGGCGTCGTCACCAGCGCGAAGTCGCTCGGCACGCAGGCCACGGGCTTCTTCGGCAAGGTTGTGAGGGCCGTGCCGGCGCGGCCGTTCCTGCGCCCCGCGTTCGAGGCGCTGAAGCTGCAGGCGATCGAGATCTATCAGAAGTCGATCGCGCCAGAGGTCGAGAAGTACGCGCAGCGCGCGTACCAGCGTTCGCTCCGAAGGGTCACCAGAAAGATCACGGGGTTCTGATGCCGGTCGCAACTGTGCGAGCACTGCTGGTCGCGGAGCCGGTGGTGACGGCACTCGTGCCCGCCGATCGGATCGAGGCGCTTCGGCGGACGCAAGGCTTCGCCATTCCAGCAATCACGCTGCAGCGTGTCTCGACCGTGCCGTTCAACGAGCTGCGCGGCAACGGCGGCCTGGACGCGAACGTCGTTCAGATCGACTACTACGGCGCCGACTACACCGCGCTGAGACACATTGCCGACGTCTGCCGGGCAACGCTCGAGGCTGGCGGCCTCACCATGCAAAACGAAATTGACGGGTACGAATCGGATACCGATCCCGAGCTGTACCACCTCATTCAGACCTGGTCGGTATTCACGTAAGGAGATTTCGAAATGGCACAGAAAGCGCAACAGGGTTACCTGAGCGTTGCCACCGCCGCGGGAGCGACGAAGACGATCACCGGGATCACGAATGCGAACCCGGGCGTCGTGACCTCGTCAGCGCACGGCCTGGCGAACGGCTCCGTCGGCATCTTGTCCGGCCTTGTCGGAATCACGCAGCTGAACAATCGCGCGGCGGTGGTCGCCAACCAGGCGACGAACACCTTCGAACTGAAGGGGCTCGATACCTCGACCGCGAACGGTTACGGCACTTACACCTCCGGTGGCATCTGGACGCCCCAGACCATGGTCGAGGTCGGCGAAGTTCGCTCGATCAACGGCTTCGATGGCCAGGCGGCCGATATCGACGTCACGCACCTGCGCAGCGTCGGCAAGGAATACCTGACCGGCCTCGCGGACTTCGGCGACGTGAACCTGACCCTCTGGTTGCCGAACTCGAACGATGCCGGCCAGAAGCGCCTGCGCGATCTGCGCGAGATTCAGGCCACCGCGGCGTTCACGGTCACGCTGGCATCCGGCCAGGTGTGCGCCTTCGTCGGCCTGGTGAAGTCCTTCGCGCTCTCCGGCCTCGAGGTCGACAATGCCGTGCAGGCTGCCTGCGCGATCAAGGTGTCTAACGCGCCGGCGTGGTTCGCTTGAACCCGCTCCTGCAGAAGCCTGCGGTCAGGCGTCTCACCCGGGTGGTCCTCGTCGGCCACCCGGACGCCGAAGTCTTCGTCCGATCGCTCACTGGTGTCGAGCTCGCCACGGTCTTCGAAAAGGTGCGCGAAGCCAAGAACACGGCAGGAAAACTCGCCGCCCAGGTCGAAGCCTACGTCTGTGACGCGAAGGGTGAGAGCTGGTTCAAGCCGGGAGAGGGCACGGCTGCAGTCGAGGCAATGGACGGCGTCGATGTCAATCACATCATCGACGAAGGCGACAAGCTCAACATCTTGAGTCGGCAGTCGATCGAGGAAGAAAGAAAAAACTGATGGCCCAGCCTTTGCGCTGGGTACTCATCTCTCTGTCGATTCGATTGGGACTCTCGATCCGTGAGGTCGAGCAGTTCGACGTGTCGGACATCCGCAGCTACCTCGCGGTGTTACGCGAGGACGACTCCAAAGAAAATGACGCGGGCGCCGGGCCTGCAGCGCAGTCGGCCGACGAACTGAAAGCCAATTTCGAAGCGGCTCTCGGGAAAAACAGAAGGACTTTGTAATGGGAAAGCTCGGTCAACTTGTCATCGAGCTTGCTGCGAACACCGCACGCCTCGAATCCGACATGGGCAAGGCGGTCGGCGTCGTCGAGCGCGGTGCCCGGAAGATCACCAGCGCCTTTAAATTCGTGGCCGGCGGCGCCGGCGGTGGGCTGCTGGCGAGCACGCTCATCAATGCTGGCCGTGAAGCGATCAATTTCGGCGACAACCTCAACAAGGCCGCGATCAAGGCGGGCGTCAGCGGAAAGGCGATCTCGGAGCTCGCCTATGCGGCGAAGCTCGCCGACGTCGACCTGGCTGCGTTGTCGACCTCGATCAAGAAAATGCAGGTCTCGCTCTCAGAGGCGAAGTCTGGCGCGAAGGGACCCACGGAAGCGCTTCACGCGCTCGGCCTCGAGGTCGCCAACCTGCAGGGTCTCAAGGCCGATCAGCAATTCGAACTGATCGCCGATCGCATCGCGCAGCTCAAGGATCCAGCCGATCGCACACGCGCTGCTGTGGAGCTCTTCGGAAAGTCCGGCGCAGACCTGCTGCCGCTCTTCGAGAAAGGTGCCGCAGGGATCCGGGAAGCGCGCGAAGAAGCCGAACGCCTCGGCCTGGTCTTCGGCGACGAGCAGCTGAAGAAACTCGCCGAAGCCGACGACGCCATCAAGCGCCTCGATGCAGCCTGGCAGGGTCTCGAGGTGACGCTGACCGCGAAGGTCGCGCCGGCGCTCACCAGAGTCTTGAACATGGCTAGCAGCGGTGAACTCGCGAAGCGCGGAAAAGAGGCAGCATTCGGTCCGCCCGCACTTGCTGCATTTAGATTTGCCAGGGATGTATTGGGTGGCGGCTCATCCTCAAACGCCACTAGCGGTCAAAGTGGCCTAGGTGCAATAGCTGCATCTGCCGTCAATCGTGGACAAGCGCCTGGCTTCAAGGCTGGTCCGGATGCATCAGCGATAAAGGCCGCAGCTGCCGCTGAAAAGGCTCGAATCGAGGGGATGGTCACCGCGCAGGAACGCTTCAATGCCGAGCTCGAGCGCACCTACCAGCTGAACGTCGAGATCGAAAACATTCTCGCCGACAACGCCGAAGCGATGGGACAGGCGGTCGAAGACGTGTTCGAGGATATCGGCAAGGAGCTCGAGGAACTTCCCTTCGAAGACACCTGGGAAAAGAAGTTCCAGAAGATCGGCGAAGACTTCATGCAGGCCTTCGACAACATGGTGCACAACGGGAAGATCTCGTGGGACGAGATGCTCAAGTATTTCGTCACGCAGCTCGTCCGCTCGGGCATCCAGGAGCTCGTCTCGAACATCGCGAGCGGCAGCAGTTCGGGCGGCGGTGGTGGTTTCTGGTCATCCCTCTTTAAGTCGGCGGCAGGCTCGTACGGTGGTGCGCGCGCTGCAGGCGGTCCCGTCTCGGCCGGCAAGTTCTACACGGTCGGCGAGCGTGGGCCGGAGATCCTCGCCGCCGGCGCCGCCGGGTCAATCATTCCGAACCGAGCGATGGGCAGCTCGATCGTGGTTTCTCCGCAGTACAACATCGATGCGCGCGGCGCGACGACTGACCTGGTCAAGGCACTGCCGAAAATCCTGCGGCAGAACAACGAAGCTCTGAAGGCCGACATCATCGAAGGCAGTCGCCGCAGTCGGTATCCGCTGGGTGTCGTAAATGGCTGATCTCGTCCTGCCGCCGGCGCTGCGCCACGCGCGCAATGCCTTCCGATACATCGACAACACCGGCGTCAGCCGCGGTGTGTACAACGGCATCGCGCAGACCACGGGTTACGGTGGCGATCGTGTTGGCGCAACGATCGAGCTGACTCCGCACGGCGGCCGCTCGTCGGTGGCAAGGGTTGAGCGCGCGCAGCTTCAATCTCTTCTCATGGCGCTGCGCGGCAAGCAGAACCGTCTGCTCATAACCGATCAGAGTTACACGCCTCGCGGCAGCTGGCCGTCGATCGCGGGCGCCGAGCTGTACGCGAACGCGGATTTTTCGAACGGTACGACGGGGTGGAACACGACCCAAGGGGTGATCAGTGTTTCAGATGGGGTGATTCGCCTTTCGAAGACTGGACAGAATGATCCGGATCTAAGCCAGTCACCGACGCTGGTGATCGGTGTTCCGTACGTTCTTCGCAGCATCGACCTACCGGGCAGCAATTCCATCGGCACGACCATCGGCCCTTTTCTGACCATCGGGTCGCTCACCGTCGACGGCAGAACAACGACGCCAGGCTACAAGGTCATCTCCGCGGTCGCGCCGGCAACGACCAGCACAGCATTCGCGCAAGTCTGGAACCTGTCACTCGCGGGCGTCATTGCTGGGGCGCACGCCTATACGCCGTTCGCTTCGTTTTCCAGGTGCTTTCTGTCGGACGGTGGCGGCAACTCGCTTCTACGCTCGGACGAGATCGACAATGCAGCGTGGAGCAGCACCGGGCTCGGCAGCGTTACAGCAAATGCGCTCGCCGGCCCCGACAACGTCGCCACCGCGGAGCTGCTGAACCAGAATACTTCGTCAGGCGGCCATTATCGTTCGCAGAACTACACCATCCCGTCAGCCGCAGCCGACTTCGCCGCATCGGCGTGCTTCAAGGCGTCGAACCGCACCTGGGCGTTCATCGTTCTGGAAGAGCAGACCGGAGGCACTGCGGCGTATGCCTTCGTGAACTTGAGCACTGGTGCCATCGGCACCGTGGCATCGGGCGCGAACATGACCAATGCCCGCGGGTTCGTCGTTTCCCGCGGCAATGGCTGGTACGAGCTGCACGTGGTGGCCAGGAAGACGAACGCCGCGACCACCATGCAGGTGCGTGTATGCGCATCGACCGGTGACAATGTTCTGACGTACTCGGGAAGCGCCGAGGGTGCTGTATACGTGTGTCGCTCGAGCTCCTTCGCGTCCGGTGTCCCGCTTCGCCAGACGCTCACCACCTCCGCGGCCGCGGCCGCCAGCTCGCAGACCGGTGGTGCCATCTACGTCAAGGGTCTGCCGGTTTCCCAGACCGGTTTGCTTGTCGCCGGCGACTGGGTCGAGATCGATGGCCAGCTCAAGATGGTGCTGGTGTCCCTGGACTCCGATGCCGCAGGCATGGGCTACCTTCAATTCTCCCCGCCACTTCGCCGCCCCGTCGCTGACAACACACCGATCATCGTCACCCGACCGATGGGTCGCTTCCTCCTGGCGCCTGATCAGCTCGCGCAGTTCTCGAACGAGCCGGGCCTGTTCACGCAAAGCTCGATCGAGCTCGAGGAAGCGTGAAGTACCGCGTCATCGTCTACTTCGCGGGTCCGAAAACGACCTGGGCGAAGAAGATTGATCCGTCTGAAGTCATCTTCGACGCCGTGGTGCCGTGGCTATGGGCAGCGCGCAAACAAGCGCTCGATCACGTCGGCAACACCGGCCGCTGCGGATACAAGATCTTCCAGGGCGAGCGGGTAGTTGAAGAGAGCGAAAGCAAAGTCCGCCCCTACGGATCTCTATGAGCTGGTTCACCGATGCCAATTGCGAGGCCGAGTCCCTGAAGGACCACGTCTGCCTCGCGTACGCGGTCGACCTCGATTTCCCCTCCGCACACGTGAGAGTCGGCAGCTGGTCCGGCGATCTCATCATCGGCGGCAATGTGTTTACGGGCGTGGGAACGCTTGGAAGCGTTTCCAATGTCCCCGAGCGCGCGCAGCTCACGACGGAGCGCTGGGTGTACATGCTGTCCGGCGTAGACCCTGCGGTGGTCCCTGAGTCGGAGATCGACAACTGCTTCGGACGCAGCGTCATCGAGTACGAAGTCTGGATCAATCCGGCAACCTTCGCGGTGATCGGCACCGAGATCAACCGCGAGGGCACGATGGGCCGGGTCCGCCGGCGTGATGGCGGCGAGCCGTGCATCGAAGTCAGCTGCGAAACGCGCCTGGTCATCCTCGAGCAGGCCGACGGCTGGCGCTTCACGACCGAGCACCAGGAAAAGTTCTTCTCAGGTGATCTCGGCCTCGACTTCGTGCGCAGGATGGAGTCGATCACGCTCAACTGGGGCGGGCACGTTGTGCCCGAATACATCCCCGGTGTCAGTCACCCCCGTTTCGGTCCGAAGAGATGACCCGTATCGTCGGGTGGCTGGAAGCGCTCGAGGAAGTATTCCGCCAGGCGCACGGCAGGCAGTTTCGCTGGGGCCGCCATGACTGCTGTCAGTTCGCTGCGCGCTGCGTTCTGGCAATGACCGGCATCGAGAAGCGGGAGCTCTTTCAACAGTACCGCTCACGGCAAGTCGCCGGGCAGATCCTCGCGCGTATCGGTGGTATGCGAGGACTGATCACGCAGGCGCTCGGCGAGCCAATACCAGTCGCATTCGCAACGACGGGGGACATCGTCTTGATCGAGATGGGGAACGGTGAGCAGCCGGCGGTGTGTATGGGCGTATTCAGCTTCGCGCCTGGCCGGCGGAACCTGGTGCACCGAGCGACGATCGACGCGCTCGCCGCCTGGAGGGTCTGAATGCCACAGGCAATCCCGGTCGGGTTTATCTACGCCCTCGAAACTTTCGCCGTCAATTTCCTGATCAATGTCGCGCTAAACTACCTGGTCTCGTACGTCACGAGGCCGCCGGAGCACGGCAGGCTTCCGGAAAACGTAACGATCCGGTCGACGGTTCCAGATCGACAGCTCATCGCCGGCGAGGCGCGGTCCGGTGGCGCGCTCGTCTATGCGAACACTTCGGGCACGAACAATAAGTATTTGTGGTTCGTAGTCGCGTACGCGAGCCACCAATGCAACGCGCTCAAGGATGCATGGCTCGACAGCGTCCGGATCCCCGCAGCCGACATAAACGGTACGACGGGCGCTGTCTCCACGGCCTCGTTCGACGGGAAGCTCAAGATCTGGGACCACCTGGGAACAGGTGGCCAGGCCGTCGACTCGAACCTCGACGCCGAGTTCGCCGAGTGGACCTCGAACCATCGCCTGCAGGGGATCTGCTACCGCGTATTCCGCTTCCAGCGCAGTGACGATGCCTTCCCAGGCGGCGCTCCACAGAACTGCTCGAGCCGTGTCGAAGGATTCTTGTCCTACGATTCGCGCCTGGACTCGACGAACGGCGGATCCGGGTCGCACCGCCGCGACGATCCGAGCACGTGGTCGTACTCGAGGAACTGGGCGCGCAACATCCGCTGGTTCCTCTCCGGCGGCTCTGTGGTCAACGATCAGACGACGCGGATCATTCGCTTCGGCGTCCAGGAGGCGGACAGCCGCATTGACGACGCCTTCTTTGCCGCGGCCGCGAACATCGCCGATCAGTCGCTCTCTGGCGGCAACGCGCCGCCGTCAGGGGCACAGGTGCGGTACACGCTCGACATGGTGTTCGCGTGCTCGGAGACGCGCCGCGACATCCTTGAGGACATGCTCGCCGCAGGCTTCGGCCAGCTCGTCAACCTGCACGGGAAGTGGCGGCTCTACGCCGGCGCCTACGATGCCCCGATTCACACCTTCACGCAGGACGACCTCCACGGCGAGCTCGAGATCGAGGACACGAGCGGCGACGAGGACCGCTTCAATCAGATCAGCGGCGTTTACTTCGACGAAGAGAGGGAGTGGACCGAGCAGACGACGCCGGTTCGATCGAATTCTGCCTACGTGACGCAGGACGCTGGCAAGGAGATCCCGCGGCCGGACGTTCCGCTGCGCGGTTGCACCAACCAGTACCGGGCCCAGCGCATTCTCGAGCTGCAGCTGCGCCGCGCGCGCCAGATGCGGAAAGTGGTGTTCCGCTTCGGCCGACAGGGCATGAAGATCGCGCCCTGGGAAACCTTTTCCATGTCGCACACCCGGTACGGGTGGAGCAGCCGCGTCTTTCGATCGACGGAAAGAATGATCGAGCGCACCGACAGCGGTGGCGTGATCGTCAAACACGTCGCGATTGCCGAGGCCTCGTCGATCTACACCGACCTCGTGACCGCGGACTACACCACGGGAACATCCGTCACGAATTCCCTGCAGAGCGAGCCGCCGGATCCGCCGACGGGGCTCACGGCGCTGACCGGCAACGGATACATTCAGTTCACGTGGTCGCTCGAACCTTTCTGGCTGCTGAACGGTACCGTGGAGCTCTGGCAGCACACCGCGAATACGCCGTTCGCGAGTGCGACGAAGATCTGGGAGGGAGCGGGCACGCTGGCGGTCATTCCGAAGACTGACCAGACGACCGGCTACTACTGGGTCCGGGTGCGAGCGAAGGGCGGGCAGACCAGCACGACAGAACCACCGGGCAATGGGCTCGCCGGCGTCGCCTATAACCCGACGTTCGTCGCGCCTGTCGCCGACACGCCATCCGACGGCAACATCTCCTACGGCGCGGTGACGCAGCCGCAGGTCGAGGCCTCGGGGATCGGATCGCACATCACGTACACGTCGCCGGCGAACGTGGCGACCCGCTGCATCGTGAACTTCGCGGGCCAAGCGAATATCTCGAACACGACGAGCGGCGGCGCGACCGGTTACGCATTGATTGCGGTGACGGTGCAGGTCAACGGGTCGACGGTGTTTACCGCGTCGACCAGGCTCGAGGCGTGCCTCGCGGCAAACGACGCCTGGGGCGTTCTCGCCGGATCCAAGGCCTTCGACGTGCCTGCAGGCCAGGCGATCGACGTCTACCTCAGCACGGGCAGATCATTCTCGACGGGCGGCAGCAGCCCTGCACAGACCATCTACCACCGTGCTTGTCACACGGAAATCTTGCCGACGAAGCAATAGGGAGATCCGAATGAAACGAATCTGGCTGGCAGCGGCGCTGCTGGCGGGCCTCATTTCGCCCGCGTTTTCGTGTGATCTCACAGCCGGGCCGGGCGCAGTGGTGCGGCTCAGCGAGGGCAAGTCGGGCGGCCTGTTCACGATCGGCTGCGTCGCTCCGAAGTGGGAGATCCGCGCGTACTGGGTCGGTGAGCAACGCATTTACGACGGCCAGGTCGTGATCGACGGATTCCCAGCGCTGTCGGCTTCAAGGCTCTGGACGTTCCGCGAAGGAAAGCGGGTGCAGCCGATGCTGGGCGTCGGCCTCATGGTCAAGGGTTCGCAGCGTTGCCACTACAACGGTGACATGAGCTGCAATCGGCTGATGCCGCTGCCGTTCGGGTTTCTCGCGACCGCCGGCATCAAGGTGGGCGACGTTCTGTTCACGCTCGGACATGCGAGCAACTCAGGCCTGGATCACGGCGAAGAAAAGAAGAACCTCGGGCTCGACCACATCCGCGCTGAGGTGTGGTTCTGATGCTCGAGAAGGACTGGCTCACCGCGCACTGGCCCGACGTTGTCACGCTCGGCGTGCTGCCGCTAGTGATCTGGGTGGCGAAGCGGATCGTCGATCGTCACGACCGACGTCAGCTCGATCGTGCGGAGACGATCAGGCAACACGGCGAGCGCCTCGACGAGCTCGAGGGCGATCGCGTGAAGCGCACCGACCTCGAGGAAGTGCGCGAGTCACTCACACAGCAGATTGCAAATAACCAGGAGCGCACCGAGGACCGGCTCGATCGGATCCTGTTGCACCTGGCCGGAGGTGGCCGATGAGTCTCACTCTCGAGCAGCTTCAGAAGTGCATTCCCGACGCCGGCGAGCTCGTCCCGATCTACCTCGAGGCGCTCAATTCCGCGATGGCCGAGTTCGAGATATCGAACCTCGCGCGCCAGGCGACGTTCCTCGCGCAGATCTGCCACGAGTCCGGGTCGCTCAAGTACGTCCGCGAGATCTGGGGGCCGACGGCCGCGCAGCTCGCCTACGAAGGTCGCGAGGACCTCGGCAACACGCAACAAGGCGACGGCCCGCGATTCAAAGGACGCGGACTGATCCAGATCACAGGGCGCAAGAACTATGAGGCGGTGTCGCTGGGGCTCGGGCGCAACGTAGTCAACGACTTCGCGTACCTCGAGACGCCGATCGGCGCCTCGCGTTCGGCCGCCTGGTTCTTTAAGACCCGCGGCTGCAACGTCTCCGCGGATCTCGGCAACTTCTGGGACGTCTCGAAAACGATCAACGGCGGCACCAACGGTCTCAATGACCGCATTCGTCACTACGTCCGCATCCGGAGGGTGTTAGGTATATGAACGATCAGATCAACAACGCGAGCGGCGTCGCAACGCAGCTCACGAGCTTCATCCACGCAAACCCGATCCTCTCCCTTGTCATCGCGATCGTCCTGTGCAGCTGGATGGGCACCGCTGCAATCAAGCAGTTCCTCGCACCTGGTCCGACACGCCGGCGGAAGCTCGTCGCGATCGACATCGCGATCGCCGCGGGGCTCTCTGCCCTTGTGCTCCATGACCATTTCCCTTGGGAGATCGTCGTTCTGCTCTGCCTTCTCTTCGGCTTCGGCAGCCCGTTCGCGTACTGGATCGTGGGCAGTCTCCTCTGCGCGTGGAAACCCGACCTGCGCAAATTCATGACGCTGAAGGAACTCGTACCTGAGCCGGAACCCGAAGCGCCGGCGTCTATCAATTCCGCGCATCCCCCTGGCGACACGCGGTGAAATGACCTTCAGGGCGCCGCCGGCGTGGCTGCAGCGAATCCGCGGTCGCGACCAGGCGCGGCCGCGCAAGGCGAACTTCATCGGAGCGCCGGCGACGTTCCGCCTCGAGCTCGCCTGCCAACACCTCAATCGAGCATTCGGCGGGCACGGCTGCTATCACGTCGGCTCGTCTCGAGAGCGCAAGGATTGGCGCGACGTCGACGTCCGCATGATCCTCGAGGACGACGAGTTCGAGCGGCTGTTCCCCGACGCGGGCGAGAACTCGTGGGAATTCGATGCACGCTGGCTGATCCTGACCGTGGCGATCTCGGACTGGCTTTCGAAAGAGACAGGCCTGCCAATCGACTTCCAGTTTCAGAAGCGATCGCACGCCAACGAGCGGCATTCGAAGCCGCGCAATCCCGTCGGTTTGAACATGGCGCCGAAGAAAAAGCGCCGAAGGAAAGCATGATGTTCAACTTCATCACGACGAAGCTGCTGCTCTGGGTATGCGCCGGCCTCGTGGCTGCGCTGGTGGTGACTGGCTCGTTCGCTGGCTGCGAGCATCACAACGCTCAGGCCGCGCGCGCCGACCGCGACGCCATGAAATCCCAGCGCGACACCGCCAGGCGCGATCGCGCCGAGGTCATCAAGGCGAACGAGTCTCAGCAGGAAACGATCGACGCGCAGAGCAAGGCGCTCGATGAGTGGCTGAAGATCGGTGTGACGCCTGAAGAAGTCGAGGATCTTGTCGCCGGCGTGCGAGCGAAGAAGGCCGAGCTCGAGCAGCTCGTCGCGGAAAACCAGAAACGGAAGGAGATGGACAATGCGAACCCCGACTGCGATCGCCTGCGCCAGGTTGACTTCGAGTCTGTGTGCCGCAATCGCGCTCGCGTCCTGCGCGGATACGAGCATCGTCTATCGGGACAAACCGGTCCCGGTCCCGACGCCAGTGTACGTGGCACTCCCTCCGGAGCTGCTCGAGCTGCGCTACCCGCGGTTTCTCTATCCGGCGGGCCGGATGCCGGTCGGAGCCCTTGAGGACAAGGTCGAGTCGCTCGAGCTCGCGCTCGGCATGTGCAACAACGACAAAGAGCTGATCCGCGCGAAACAGCCGAAGGACCCGAAGTGAAGCTCACTGAGTTGGAGCCGCGCTGGATCCTGAAAGATGGCGAACGCATCGGAATCGTCTTTCGGTGCCCGCATTGTCTGGGTCCCGATCCGGCGTTGGTCACGTGCTACTCGAAATCGCCCGGCGGCTTAGGCGACCAGTACCGAGTGTTGGTTGATCTCATTCCCGACGTGGAAGAGCGCTGCGACGTGATTCCGTGTAAGCGGGACTATTCGTGGACGTTTGTCGGCGACAGTTTTGAAACGCTGAGTATCACTCCATCGCTGGACGCAAGCGCCAGCGGACATTGGCACGGCCACGTGACGGCAGGCGAGATCCGTTGACGTCAGCGGAATCACAGTAGTCGACGGCCGTCGGAACTGGATGGACGATGGTGCTGGGCGAGATCCAGAATCGGCGCACGATGCCGCCGCTCACGTTCACCGCAGAAGAGTATCGAAGCGCCGCGCAGGCCTGCCGCGCGCTGGCGTATCAGCACGAACAAGACGCGCTGAAGCAGTCAAACCCTTCCGTAGCGGCCACCATCAACGCGTCGGCGCGATACTTCAGCGACCTCGCTCAGAAGTATGAACTCGCAGCAAAGTGGTTATGACGATCTCAGCCATCTAGCAAAGTCTCGGAGGAACTCCCATCCGAAGGTTCTCAGGTGACCGTCAATCAACGCGTCACGATCAGCTTTTGGAAAGTTGCAAATGATGAGGAATTCCGCCCCGCTCTTTCCCATTATCTCCAGCACCTTTGCCGCTCGTTTTGCCTGTTCAGGGATGCCCGCGATGTGATCAGCCAGCATTTTGAGCTGGCCAACGGAATCAGTGTGTTCGATCGATTCAAGGTTCTCGCCGAACACCTCGCGCAATCGTTGCTGCAGGCCTGGCGAAAGCAGGCTAATCCGCTCGATCGATGTCATTTTTCATTACTCCCGCCAGATACACAGCCCCACCAGGCGCTGCCCACCTGTCAATAATGTCCCCTGCGCTGCGCCCACGCGCCAATTGGTATTCCGACCAGCAAGCCGATATACACGCCCGCAATAACGTCAAGGATGAATTCTGTCATCTGTCCACTCCCGCCAGCGCGCACGCATCGACGTGCTCATATCGTGCCTCGAGGCATTTGCACGAGTGCGACCCTGTCGGACTCGTCCGCCACGCTCGTGCGCAGCAGTTCGTCGACGGCCGCTTCTCCGCCCCTGGCATTCGCTGCGGCAATATCCTCCGGTGTGATCGGATCGTTCGGCGATCGCTGCGACCAGTGCAACGGGCCGCGCGCCTTCGCGAGCAGATACCGCAGCGCGAGGATCGCCATCAGCGGCGGCGGCGGATTCGCCGCGACCCACCGACGCATCGATCGAGTTTCAACGCCGATCGCATCCGCGGCTTCTCGCTGACTCATCTCGAGCAGCTTGATCAGCGCCCGCAATTCCAGCGTGTGCGGATCCGACGCAATCTCACCAGCCCCGTACGGGGCAACATCTTCTGACATACATCTCTCCTTCAATTGAGGGGCGGGCCTTTCGGCCCGCCACCCCGTTCTGGTTAGAGCAACCCCCGTTCGGCGAAGGAGCAGGTCCCCTTCAGGCCGATGATGATGTGATCGAGCACGCGCACGTCGATCAGCGCCAGCGCATCGCGCAGGCGGCGGGTGATCAACTCGTCGGCCTGTGACGGCTCGGCCACACCGCTCGGGTGGTTGTGCGCGAAGATCACCGCGGCCGCGCCGGCGTACAGCGCCAGCTTCGCGACCTCGCGGGGGTGCACGCTCGCGCCGTCGATCGTTCCGCGGAACATCTCGTCGACGCTGATCACGCGATGCCGGTTGTCCAGCAGCACGACCACGAACACTTCGTAGTCGCGGCCGCCGAGGACCTCGCGCAGGAAGCTCACCACTGCGCCGGGCGCGTTGGCCGACGGGCGAGTCTTATTGATTTCAGCAAGCTGGTACTTGCCGTGGATTTCCGCGACTTCCGCGGGCGTTGCCACCCGGTACCGCGAGCCAGTCTTCACCATCAGTTTTTGCATTGCCTTGCTCCTTTGAGCCGGTCTTTTCACCGCGCTGGGGGATTCCAGCTGGTAAGTGGAAGTATACAGGACATTCTGTCCTATGCAACTCTCTTTTATAGCCCTCCGCGGTTGACGCCAAACACCGCTGGTCCGAGTCCCATCCGCATCGCCAACTTCCAGCACCGGCGCCGGACCTGGTCCTGCAATCGGAACCAGAGCCGGCGGAGCCTGAGCCGGGACGGCAGGCTGTACACCGCCGTCCGCTGTGCCTCGATGGTCGACGGCACGGTGTAGCTGGTGACCGGGTGCTGGTAGAGGCCGAGATTCGGCAGCGATCCCCACCAGGTCTGATCCATGACGTCGTCGACTGGGCCGCGGACCTCCCGCATGTGCTGGAACAGCTTGTGCGCGCCGGCGCGCGTGAGCAGGTACGCCTGAGAGCCGAGCGCGTATCCGAGGTAATGGGTCACATAGCGGCCGAGCAGCTCGCCCTTGTAGATCTGGGGCGGCCAGGCCGTCGACGCCAGACGCAGGTATTGGATGCAGTTCGCCTCGAAGTTGTGCCGGGCCACATCCTCGAGGAAACCCCAGTCAACGAGCGTGTCGTCCTCGAGGACGATCAGCTGATCGTCCTCGCTGGCCAGGAACTCGAGCCAGACCTTCGTATGGCTGCTGTAACAGCCGAGCTCGCCGCGCGTGAGCGGGCGGCCGCGACGGACGATGACCTCGTCCTCGTCATACGTCAGGTGCGAGGCGAGCTCGGTGCAAGCGTCGAAGAAACGCCACGGCAGGGACGCGCCTGCTGCTCGCTCCCGGAAACTCACCCGCCGATCCGTGTCCGTGACACGGCTGATCACCCGCACCATGGTGCGGACTTTTCGAGCATTCATGGCGGGCCGCCTACTTGACCGCAGGCGGCGGCGTGCAGCCGCAGGGGAACTGCCTTGAGGCGTCCTGGTTCGGCTGGCCGCCGTTGTGGGAGGCGACCATGGCGATCGCTGAGCCGACGACGATGAATGAGGCGACCTTGACCGCGCGCTTCTGAGCGGTCGTGGTCGGTGTGCAGGCGGTAAGGGCGAAAACGGCCAGGATCAGGGTGGCGGCCTTGGTGATTCTCGACATATTTGAGACCTCGGTCTGGCGGAGGCGTCGAAACGCCCCCGTCGCTTAAGCCCGCTTCGCCAGCGCCACGGGCAGAATCAGACCCTGTGTCTCACCCTCGGATAGCCCTGGGGACGCCACAGATCGCCACAGCTCGTTAGGTGAGCTTTTTCGGCGTAGCTGGATCTGACAATTCAAGTCCGGTTCTAGCACTACACGATCGACGAGGGTCCGGACCACCCTCGTCGTGTCCTGTGATTCCAAAACTGTGCGCAGCTCCTCAATCCCCATGGTCTTGAGACCTGATTCGGCGGCGTTCTCGCGTTGCACCGCAGCAAGTTCGCGCTGCAGGGCCGAGATCTGCCGGCTGCGCTGCTCGACGACCTGGGCGTAAACGCCGGGCGCCTCGGACGCCACCGCGGCCTCGGCGGCGCGCTGGCGCTCACGCTCGAGCCGGCGGATCTGTGCGGTGATGTCGTGACCAGGCTCGGCTGGCTTCTCGTCCCGGCGCGCCAGCTCGAGCAGCCAGGCGAGATATCGATCGCTGGTGCGGAAGGCCTGCAGGGTGCCGATCACGGCCTGGTCGAGCTCAGAGGCGCGCACGATGCGGCCAGGGAGATCACAGCTGCGGCGCAGGCGGTAGTGATGCCCGTGGCCCTTCCAGACGCGGCCGTCGGTCGAATAGACGAGACCCGACAGCAGGAAGCTCGAAGCCGCTGCACGGGCCCGGCGGATCGCGGCGCCCATGTTCGAATTTTCGAGCTGGGCAAGGATCGTCTCCGCCTCACGCTCGGTGATCAGGGCGGGATGCGTGTCCCGCTGTACCTGCCACTCCTCGCGCAGCCGACGCTTCCTTCCGGATCCTGAGTCGCCGTGGCGATTCCACACCGTGTGCCCGGCGTAAACGAGAGCGTTCCATTCCACATCGATCAGCGAGTTCTCGGCCATGGCCAGGCCCGCCATATTCCGAGCCACCGTGCGCGGTACGCCGCGCGCGCGGCCGCGCAGGAACGCGCGCACCTGGTGGGAGATCTCCGATGGCTCGAGCTTAGACTTCGTCACAGGCCGGCCGTCTCGGATGCCGCCGGTCGCCTGATGCGCCAGACGGTATCCCACCGGCGCGCGGCCGCCGGCGCGCCAGCCCTGACGGACGTTCTCGGCCATGCCGGCGAGGCCCTTCTTCCGCGACATCATCGAATGGACTTCGTCCATCGCCTCGAACGCCGAGTCGAGCATCACTTCGGAAATCGGATCGATGTCAGCCGGGCGCGTTACGTAGTGCAACGTGATGTTACGTTTCTTGAGCTCGCGCTTGAACGCGTGCGCGATGTGGCGGCCGCGGGCGATGCGGCTGGTGTCGTACACCAGCAGGTGTGACCAGGTGCGCGCCGGATCCTTGATCGCCTGGGCCAGCGCCTGGAATCCGGGCCGGTCCTCAGTGGCGCCGGAGACGACGACGTCCTCAAACCTCTCGACGATGGACAGCGAGCGCGAGCTCGCGAGCTGCTCCAGTGCCGTGCTCTGCGCCTGGATCGAGATCTCGGAGCGGTCCTTGCTGCTGCGGGCGTAACTCGCTGCCTGTTGTTCTTTTCGCATTCAGAGACTCCCTCAGCAGCTCGAGCTCGAGCTCTGCGCACGGCGTACCCAGAAGGGCACGCATCTTAATCCCGGTATCTGGCGATCGCGACTTCACGAGACCGTCTTCGGCGGTGATTCGAGTTCCGCGGCCGCCTCTTCCACGTGTTTGAGCAGCGTCCGCATCGTGTCCGCCTGGCGGCGAAGTGCTTTCGGGACTTCTCCCAAGCCGTCGCCCAAGTACCCGAGCTCGAGCAGCGATCGCACGACCTTGCCGGCATGGTGGAATTTCCAGTCGCTGAGCGTGATGCCGGACTCTTCCTCGAACTTCGCCACTGTGTTGCGCAGAGTCTCGAGATCTCGGCTCGCTCTATTGCCAGCCTGCTCGAGCTCGCGGGCGTGACGCGCGAGCAGATCTCGCTGCCGCTCCTCGAGCATGGTCCGGACGTCGGGGCTGTTGACCAGGTCATCCTGCAGCTTGCGAAGAATTCCGAGAGTGAATCCCCA